CTGGGTGCCTATGATGCAGGCGCGTGGTCGTATGAAAACCTGATTAAAGGCCGCGCGATTGAATACCAGGCAATAGAAGACTGGAATAAGTTTATCGCGCTGTTTGGCCAGTCGGCGGAGAAGATCGAGCGTGCGGCGGATAAAATGGAGAGTTCGCGCCCCCAGCTTGAAATAGAAGTTAAGGGCGATCAGGTGAAAAATGTTAAGAGTACTGACGAGCTTGATGCGGTAGTCAGCCAGAGCGTACCGCTATCATGATGTTTTTAGCTTTTGCCTGTTATCCAGTACATATCGATGTTGGGCGGGTCAACGAGGGGCGCAATATGCCCAGCATTGATATCTCTGATTATGTTGTAGATGGCCGACGATTTTTCGACCGCAAATTCCGTTTCGTCAGTGGCTGCATTACTTTGTACCTGGTAACCCACACCATGCTCGCATGGGTTTTTGCAATGGATCAAAAAAGAGATGCGCCTATTATTGTAATAGATAATTTCATGCGTACCATCGTTTTCGCCAAGATAACTCATTGTTACATTCTTGCCTGCTGTCTTGTAAACATACTTTTGGCCAGCCTGCGCATCCCACCTCGGGGTGGCGCCTTCCCAGAGAAGGAGACCCAGAAAAACAGCGCAAACGAAAGCGATAAAATAAAAAAAGCTACCCATCCTAATCATTGTGCTGCCTTTCATAATCTTAGCTTCTCCAGTCTTGTTATGAGTATAAGGGTATCACCATGAGCTGGCGAGATCGACTCACCACCATCGATGGCGAGAGCGTCTACGCCGGAAAATTCCGCAACGCCTTGTTTTTAGTACGGTCTGACGACCTTGAGTTTGGCCGCAAAAGCGAGCTGCATGAGTACCCATTGCGTGATCTGCCCTATGTTGAAGACAGTGGCCGTAAAACACGCCAATTTCGCTTGACGGTCTTTGTGGCTGGAGACAACTACGATATCGATCGCAACAAGCTGATCGAGGCGATTGAGCAGCCCGGTGCAGGCACGCTACAGCACCCTTTTTACGGGACGATGCAGGTCTCGATAGTCGATGCCCGCATTGGGCAAAACACCCGTAAAGCTGGCCTTGCTGAGTTCACCCTTACCTGTGTGGTGGGTGGTGAGCTGGCATTTCCTACCTCTGCGGTGGATACGCCGAGAAAAGTGCGCGAGCAGGCGGAAAAAACGCTGGCCGATTCCATTGCGGATTTTTCGGCTAACTTTGACGTGATCGGTCAGGCGGCCGACGCGGTGCAGAGTGTGATCGATGAAGTCGACGCCACCCTCGGTGCGGTCGATGATGCCATCGGCAACGTCACCGGGCCGGTGTCAGATTTGATTCGTAGCCCGGCCGAAATGGCCAGTGCGATTGTCGGTAGTATCAACCAGATCCGCATCACGCTGGGCGAACCGGGCCGCGCTTTAAACATCTATAAAGACCTGTTTAGTGCCGGTTCAACGACTGCTGAACCAACCACTACCACCAGCCAGAAAAAGACGGCAAGAAACAAGCAAGCGTTACAACACCTGGTACAGCGTGCCGCGATGACCGAAGCAGCGATCACCACAGCAGGCCGCAGTTATGCAACCACCGACGATGCACTAGCAGACGCTGATGCGATTGCCACTGCTATCGATGCCCACACAGCGGCAGAGGATGTGGTGAGCGGACAGCCGATTGATGACAGTGTTTATACGTCTCTGATTGATCTGCGCGCGGCAGTGGTGCGAGACCTGCGAGAACGTGGTGCGCAACTGCCGAAGCTCACCAGCCACATGCCAGCCGCGACACTGCCAGCCTTGGTGATTGCGTACCAGTTATATGGTGATGCCAGCCGAGCCGATGAAATTGTGACGCGGAACCGAATCCGACATCCCGGTTTTGTGCGTGGTGGTGAGCCGCTGGAGGTGCTGAATGTCTGACCTGGTGCTCAAGATCAACGGCGTGCGCTATAGCGGCTGGAAATCTTTCAAAGTCCGCCGTAGTGTGAAGATGATATCGGATAGCTTCGACGTCACGCTCACCGAAAAGTGGCCAGGCAATGACACAGGTTGGCCAATCTCACCGGACGATGCATTCGACCTGTTGATCGATGATGAACTAATCATTAGTGGTTATGTGGATGATGTTAATTTTAACTACGACGCTAACAGTAACAGCGTATCGATTAAAGGCCGTAGCAAACTACGCGATCTGATCGATTGCTCTAACGTCCATGCGCCGTGGGTTAACCAGACGCTGAAGCAACTGGCTACTATTATCTGCGGCCTGTTTGGCCTGACGGTTGAAGTAGCCGCCAGTGTTACCGGCATTGACGAAACATTCGCAAAGGCCACGATTGAGGTCGGCGAAAGCTATATGGAGTTTTTGAAACGCCTCGCAGACGAGCGCGGTGTGATCCTCACTGATACCGCCGAAGGCAATCTGTTGATCACCCGTGCCGGGTTAGAAAAGGCACCGACCGCGTTGGTGCTAGGTGAAAATATTATGAGTGGCAGCGCAACATATAGCGTGCGTGATCGCTTTCATAAATATCTGGTAGTTGGCCAAAGCGAGGTTGTGCTGGGCAATACCGGCGATGATGCTGTAAAGGTCGATGCCGTGGTGCTTGATAACGTGATCCGCAAGGCACGTACCAAAGTATTAGACCCTGATGATTCGGTGACACTGGCAGACGTTAAGCGTTACGGCGAACGTGAGCGCAATGCGCGCTTTGGCGAAAGCCAGCCCGCTACTTATACCGTGAGTGGTTTTAGTCATCGTGATGGCTTATGGAAGCCCAACACATTGGTGCATGTGGATGACCCACGATCTCGCATTAAAGGCGAACGCCTGATTATTGATGTGGAGTACTCACTTGATGCAAAGAGTACCACGTCGATTACGGTGATGCCGAAAGAGGCGCTCGATATCATCCCACTGCCGCAAGTTCAGGAAGGGGTATGGGGAGACGTAGCATCATGAGCCGGATTTATGAGCGCCTGTTGTCCCGCCTGCGCCGTCGCATCGCGAACATGATCAACCGTGCTGTCATTACCAATGTGGATACAAGTGGCGGCCTGACGCTGTTGCAGGTTAAGACAAAAGCGGGCCAGTTGCATGACAGCATCGAATATTTTGAGCTTTATGGTTTTACCAGTACACCGTTGGTGGGTGCGGAAGTGTTGCTGCTTTGTCTGGGTGGATTCCGCATTGCTATCTGTGCAAATGATAGACGCTATCGCAAAACAGACTACGCGCCCGGTGAGGTGGGTTTGTATACCCATGAAGGCGACTACATTAAATTATCTCAGGGTAGAATCATTGAGGTGGTAGCGGGTGCAGAACTCACTGTAACGGCCCCGGCGGTCACTATTAACAGTGACGCTGTAGATGTCACCTGTACCGGTGATGCCACAGTCTCAGCCGCACAGATAAAGCTTAATGGGGAAGTAGGTAGGGTAGTAACGACACTGCACACTTGTTCGCTTACCGGTAATCCTCATCCCGATGGGTCATCAACAGTAAAGGCGGGGTTGTAATGGCATTAGATTCAGTAGCACTAAGCACCTTGATACAGAGCAAACTAACAACAGCTGGTTTTAATCTGACTAAGGGTGTCTCGGATGTATTGGCACAAGCGATTGCCGAGGCGGTGGTCGAGCATATCCAGGCGGCGGCGCAAGTGCCGGTGACATCGGGTTCTAGCACTGGCACGTATTCGGTGACCTGATGGATATTGCTCTATCGTTTAAAGACCGTCGATTTGATATTGCCCAGGATGGCGCAGCGCTTAAGGTAGATGATGGTCTACGTACTGCGGTGATGCTTTCGTTGTTTATTGATTCACGTGCAGAGGATGATGATTTTATACCTGATGGCACAAGCGACAAGCGCGGATGGTGGGCTGGCCCTGTTGGGTCACGCCTATGGCTATTGTCACGCCAGAAGACGAGCAATGACGTGCTACCGCGTGCGCGTGATTACGCCCTGGAGGCATTGCAGTGGGTGGTGGATGACGGCGTGGCCCGTGACATCGATGTTTCGGCTAAGTGGGCAAGGCTTGGTGTGCTGGGGATTTTTATCCAGATCACAAAGCAGGACGGTGGTAGATACGAAGATGTGATCGAATACAGTTTAGAGGCTGCATAATGGCGTTTCAAAGACCCACATTACAAACATTAGTTGCACGCGTTCTGGCCGACATTGAGGCGCAGCTGCCGGGTACCGATGCCCGTTTGCGTCACTCGCTATTAGATATTTTAGCGCGTGCCCAGGCTGCCACCGCGCACGGTTTACACGGTCATATCGATTACCTGGCGAAACAGATCATCATCGATACCGCCGAGTCTGAATACCTCGATCGCTGGGCAAGCGTTTGGAATGTGACGCGTAAAGTGGCCACTGCCGCGCAGGGTAACGTTACGTTTTCCGGCACCGATGCGAGCGTGATCCCTCTCGGTACTACGCTACAACGTGGCGACGGCTGGCAGTACACCACTGACGCAGAAGGCACGATTGTGGCGGGTGTCGCCGTGGTGGCCATCACCAGCGTGACAGTGGGTGATGATTCTAATGCCAGCGCTGCATCGACACTAAGCCTGGTCACACCGATTACGGGCGTAGACAACACCGCAACGGTAGATGGCAGTGCATTAACGGGTGGTGCAGAGATCGAGACCGACGAAGCGCTACGCGCTCGCCTCTTAGCTAGAATTCAACAGACGCCGCATGGGGGGGCTAGTTTCGATTATATCAACTGGGCGCTGGAGGTACCGGGTGTGACACGTGCATGGGTCTATCCCGGTGAAGATGGTCTCGGTACCGTTAAGGTCAGGTTTATGATGGATGACACGTATGCAGATGGTATCCCGCTGGCCGCTGATGTAAGACTATATCGACGCCCTGCGACCTGTCACCGCCGCCGTCACGGTGGCTGCACCGGTCGCGGTACCGCTTGACTTCATGCTGCTGGTATCACCCGCAACCAGCGCGGTACAGGCTGCTGTGCAGGCAAGCCTGGAAGGTTTAATCCGCAACACCGCTGCACCGGGTGGCACGATCCTGATTACTCATATCCGCGAGGCGATCAGCCTGTCAGATGGCGAGACCGACTATCTGCTGACCGCTCCCGCTGCCGATGTAACACGCGCCACCGGAGATATCGCGACGATGGGGTCGATTACATGGGCCTAGCTGCCGATTATTTGCAACAGTTCTATGCATTGTTGCCACGTGGACAGGCGATATCGTCTGATAGCGATACCACACTGCATGATTTACTGCTAGGCATCTGTGAAGAGTTTGCGCGTGTTGATCAACGCGCTACGGTGTTGATTGAGGAAGCCGATCCACGTACCACTACTGAGCTGCTGGCCGACTGGGAACGTGTCGCCGGTCTACCTGATGAATGTACCGAGCTGGCACAGACTGTTTCCGATCGTCGCAACATCATGGTTAATAAGATCACCGCGCAAGGCCGACAAGATGCCGCTTACTTTGTCGGCGTGGCATCCAATCTCGGCTACACCATCACCGTCGAAGACGCTATGCCCTACGAGGCAGGTCATCAATTTAATGGCGCAGAGATCACCGCGAGCGAGTGGGTGTTTGTGTGGCGTGTTAATTCGGCAGCCACCAGCATTCAAACCTTTAAGGTAGGTCAGAACACGGTGGGTGATGCCTTGCGTTGGTGGGGTAATGATCTACTGGAATGCGCGATCAAGCGGCTCAAGCCTGCCCACACACACGTTCTATTTAGTTATGCATAGAGGATGATGTAATGAAACGCACAGACGCACCAGGCGCAACAATCGATAATCTATACACAGATGGCGACCCGAACCTTGCAATTCCCGCAACCGATGTACGTGCGGATGAGATGAATCACATCCAGGAAGAGGTAGCGAACGTGATTGAGGGATTGGGTGACACGCTAGATCCTGGTGACAGAACGCAGCTATATCAAAACCTTATTGCTAATTTTTACCAGCAGTCACAAGTTGATGCGCTCCTTAGTCCGTTGAACAACGTTGTAGGCGCATTTTTTGTACACGAGAATAGCCCGCCAGATATGACGGTATTGATTGATACCGGGTGGTTGCAGAATGGTGGGTCAGTTGTTACTCAGGTACCACAAGTTACAATAAATTTTGTTGAGCCTGGCGTTGGTATGTTACGAAAAGACCTCGTTGCGGTAAACCAGGAGACAGGCGTGTATATCGTCGTGACGGGGATTGAACATGCCTCAACACCTGCTAATCCGACTATTCCAGCAGGGTATCAAGCGTGCGCGTTTGTAAATTTGTTCAACGGCATGGGTGCTATCACTAATAACGATATTGAGGATGTGCGTGTTTTAGGATCAGGCACGGAGGAAGTCATTGATGTTGCGGTGACATGGCGTGGTGATTTTTCCGGAGACTCGCCGTACACCTTCAGCCCGGTGTTTCCTTGGAGTAATCCAGTCAAACTGCCAGATCCTAGCGAGGTATTTATTGTTGGCAGTCGAAGTGCTTCATGGTCGCCTGGAGGGGAGTTTTTGGCTGTCTCTGCCGCTATCTTTTTAAATGTTTATCAGGTAAGCGGGGATAAATTTGAGGTCATCTATTCTGCCGCCCTTGACGGCAACGCTTATGACGTTGAATGGTCACCATGTGGCGAATTTTTAACAGTTGTACATGATGGAAGTCCGTCGTTTATGGTTACCTATCAAAGATCTGGGCTATCGTTCACTCCGTTACCGGCCCCAGTAGCTACGCCACCGTCTGTGCCACGACGCGCAGCGTGGAGTCCTACCGGCGAGTTTTTAGTGATATGCCATCTTTCCAGCCCTTGGATTTCTATTTATCAGAGAGATGGCGTAACACTCACCAAGATTAATAATCCTAGTGTTTTGCCGGATAACAATGCGTGGGGGGCAGCTTGGCATCCATCTGGACAATTTTTAGCAGTGGTTGATGCTAGTACACCAGGTCTTTCGATCTATGAAAGAGCGGGGACGACCTTTACTAAATTGCCAGATCCAGCAGGATTACCGATCCACTATGAAGGTGATACAGCGTGGTCATCGTGCGGGGAATTTCTCGCCATTGGAAGCGCCGTAACACCTTTTGTAATAGTTTTACAGAAGGAAGGAACAACCTTTACTAAGCTGCCTGATCCAGATGTTTTGCCAGGCGCTGCGGCGCTCGGTGTAAATTGGCACCCTACGGGGAAATATCTTGCTGTGTCACAAGTGGCGTCACCTAATCTAACTATTTACGAATTTGACGGGGCTAAACTTACTAAGCTTCCGGACCTAGCTGTTATGCCTGCTGGCGGATCTTGGTGCTGCAACTGGTCACCAGACGGTCAATTTTTATATTTTGGAGAACCGGGTGCGCCAGGGTTTGCGATACATCAAACGTCCTCGGACATGCCAGAAAATGGCTTGATGCGTCTTAATGGTGCAAAGCGAGCGGGTCAGTAA